CGGAACGGACCCACACGCCCCGCGCGCCACCCCACGCACGGAGCCGAACCGCCAGGCAGGCCCAGACCGCGCCGGGCGACACCACGTCGCCCGGCGCGATCAATGACCGCTTGCTCGGTCTCGCCCGGGACGCCGTTACAGCGCTCCTCACCGCGGCAACCATCGCCGCGCTGACACCGCTCCTACGCCGACCCCTCGCGCCCTCTCACCCCCATCCCTGTGAGGACGAACCCGCATGCTCGACGCGCTGCTGCGCGCCGCCGGAATCACCGCCGGTGACGACACCGCTCCCCGCCCGGTCCCGAACCGGGCCGACCACCGCCGCGCCGGACGACGCGGCACCACCGGCGGCCCCCGCCCGGTGAACCGCCCCGGCCCGCTGCCCCGGCACCCCCTCGCCCGCCGCGACGACTGGACCGCCGCCGACCGCGCCGCCGCGGCCCGCCTCGACGCCGCCCACGCCGCGAACGCCGCGCTCCCCGCCGACGAACAGGAACCGTGGATCTCCCCGGCCGTCGAACAGGGTTACCGCGACCGCCGCGCCCACCGGAAGGCCCAGCGCGCCGCACGCCGCGCCACCCGAGCCGCCCGGTGAGCGACATCCGCCTCGTCCTCGCACACCCCGGCGAACAGGTCCGCCCCGCCGCGCCCGGCCCCGGCTACGTCGCCGAGTTCGACGCCGCCGTCACCGCGGGCGCGCTCTGTGTCTGCGGCGGCGTCATCGGCGGATACCGCACCGACGCCCCCCACCGCGAGAACGGCGAACCCCGCGGCGTGTGCCGGTGCTTCCGGGCCCGCGCCCGCCAGGTCCCCGCCGGCGCGCGCCGCTGATCCACGCGGCCGGCGCCGGGGCCCGCACCCCGAGCCGCCCCGGGCCGGCCGCCACCCACCAGGAGCAAGGACCGCACCCCCTGATGCCTGAGCACGACCCCACGCTCCCCGCCGGCGCCACCGGCCGATGCGTCCGCGAACGGGACTGCGTCGACGCCGTCAAGGCGGCCGCCACCCCCGGCGGCCCACCCGTGTACGTCGGCGCCCCCACCACCGGCGGCGCCGCGTTCTGCGACACCTGCGTCCGCTACCTGCGGTACGCGATCGCCGGGCTCCCGTACGACGTCGCCGAGCTGTCCACGCTGCTCGCGCCGTCCCTCGCGGTCCGCTACCGGTCCCCGGACCTCCCCGGCCCGCCACCCCGGGTGAAGCTGCACTCCCCGATGCCGTTGGACGGCACCGCCCTCGACCTCCAGGCGCTCATCGACCACGAGGTCACCTCGTGGGCGGAATCGGTCGCCGACTTCGCCGGGGTCGACTGGGACTCCGACGTCGCGGCCCGCTCCTCGCAGCGCCGCCGCGTCCACGACGGCGCCCAGCTCCTCGCGTACCGCTACGAGTGGCTCCTCGGGATGCCACCGGTGTGGCACCGCGTCCGGTCCGCGGGGGAACGCCCCACCGACGGCTGGCCGGTCGAGTCGATCGACCGCATGGAACCCGACGACCACGGTGACCTGTGGATCGAACGGGACGGCGTCGAGGGTGCCCTCGTGATGTTCGCGCTGCGCCGCACCGTCGAGGGATTCGCCGGCCGCACCCCGTCGGACCGGTGCAAGCTGCCGTGCCCGAAATGCCAGCGTCCCGCCCTGGTCCGGGAACACCGCAACCGGCGGATCGTGTGCCGGTTCTGCTGGCACCCGATGGGCGACAACGAGTACGAGCGGATGCTCGACGAGCTCGCCGGCGGCCTCGGGGTGCTCCGGTGATCGCCCAGCGGCGCCCCACCCGGGACCAGCGCACCCGCCACGACCGGCACGACCGCCGCACCACCCGCCCCGGCCGGTCGGCATGGCCGATCCCGACGGACCGGCCCATCGACCGGGCCCGGACCCTCGCGAACGCCGCCCTTGACGCCCTCGCCGCCGCCGACCCGGCCGCGGCGGACCGGATCCGCACCCAGGCCCACCAGTACGGCGAAACGTGGCTCGGTGCCGCACCGCAGCCGGCGGCGGGGGAGTGGCTGACCCGGGAGGACGTCGCCCGCCTCGCCGGGGTCGAACCACAGACGGTGTCGCTGTGGACGACCCGCGGCACCCGCGCCGGGCACCTGATCCGCCACCCGGACGGCTACGCCGAGCGGGAGGTCGTCGACTACCTCGCCGCGCTCCGCGGCACACCCCCCACCGAGGAGACCCCATGATCCACATGTCCGGGCGGGCACTCGCCTGGGGCGCCTGCGCCGTCGCCGTGATCATCGCCCTGGCGTTCATCGCCGTGTACGGGTTCGGCACGTTCCGGAAGGAGACCGCCGAGTTCCGCGGCGACGTCGCACAGAACGAACGCGTCACCGCGGACCCGAACTACCGGATCGCCGCCCACGACCGGTTCTACGACCTGTGCGCCGCGATCCAGTCCCGCGAGGCGTCGATCACCGCGCAGCGCGCCGAGCTCGACGCCACCGACGACCCGGCCCGCGCCGGGCAGCTCCGCCAGAACCTCACCGCCCTGGAGGCATCCCGGGCGTCCGCGATCAACCAGTACAACGCCGACGCCCGGAAGGAAGGGACCCGCGCCGAGTTCCGGGCGTCGGATCTTCCCGCCGAGATCCCCCAGGAAGGACCCACCCGATGCGACGCCTCCTGACCGCCACCGTCGCGGCCGCCGCTGCGCTCGTCCTCGCCGGCTGCGACTCGCAGCCGTCCACCGCCGACCGTGAAGCCACCACGAACCTCGGTGCCTACGACCAGCTCCAGGCCAACCAGCCCGCCGCCGGGATGTCGTACTCCCCGGCCCGGAACACCCTGAACCGGTGGGCGGAACAGTGGTCCGAACCGGGGAAGCTGTCCTACGTCTACCTCCTCGCGCAGGGCACCGGGCAGCCGATCGGCTACTACGTACTCGAGGGAATCCCGGTGTCGTACTGCACGTCGCTCACCCCCACCGAGCAGCTCCACCGGTTCGGCGCCGAGGGGGCCGGTGTCACGCGTCTCCCCGGTATCGACGGCACCTACTACTCCGGGTCCGGCTGCGATCAGTACTTCGGCCTGGAGGCCGGCACCGGCACCATCCTCGAGTTCGGTGCCGGGGTGTCGTACCTGCTGTCCGAGCGGCCCCTCCAGCTCGACGCCGCGCCGCTGGCGACGACGACCGTGGAGTCCGCCGAATGAGCATCGACCACCGCGCCACCGCCGACCGGTTCCTCGACCTCGCCCGCTCGGAGTGGGACGACGGCCACCACGAACGCGCCGCGCAGGCCGCGACCGTCGCCATGCCGTTCCTGATCGAGGCCGCGTTGCAGCAGGTCACCCTCACCCGGGACCCCGCCGCCGGGGTCGACTGGGTCGGGATGATGCGCGGCGCCGCCGAGCACCGTGCGGCGGCGGGGGAGGGGCGCCTGTGATCCCCGAGCAGATCACGATCCGGCCCGGGGCGGCGGTGTCCCCTCGGGTGCTCGCCGCCGAGTTCCCGCCCGAACCGGGTGGGAACGCGATCGCCGTCGACCACCGCGGAGTCGCGTTCCAGCGACTCCCCGGGGAGGTCGACCGCTGGTCCACGCGCCGGGATGTGCTGTGGTTTCCCGCGCCGCGCCCGGAAGGGATCCGCGGGGAGTCCCGCACCTGGCGGCAGCTGCACGCCGACGGCCCCGTGATCGTCGTGTGGGAACCCGAGGGGCGGGACCGCGACGCCGCGGCCGCGCTCGCCTCGTGCGCACCGGAAGGGGCCCCGGATGCCGCTGTCTGACAGCGAAATCGAGCGCGTCCAGTTCGAGCGCATGCTGGTCGACCCGTACGACCCGGCGCTCGTGCAGCCGGCGTCGCTGGACGTCCGCCTCGGCGGCGAGTTCCGCACGATGCGGGCACCCGGGCTGCTGCCGGGCGACTCCCGGTCGATCGTGTACCCGTCCCGCGGGGTCTACCCGAGTTGGGACACCTGCCACCTCGAGTCCCGCGGCCCGGACGGGCGGCCGCACGTGTTCGTCATCGAACCCGGCGACTTCGTGCTCGCCCACACCTTGGAAACGGTGCGGCTCCCCGCCGACGTCGCCGCGAAGCTGGAGGGCAAGTCCACCCTCGGCCGGTGCGGGTTGGTCGTGCACGCCACCGCGGGGTTCATCGACCCCGGGTTCCACGGCCAGATCACGTTGGAGTTGTCCGTCGTCGGGCCGTGCCGGATCGCGCTCGAACCGGGGATGCCGATCGGGCAGCTCGTGTTCGACGTCCTCGACCGGCCCGCCGAGTACCCGTACGGCGCCGCCGAGCTCGGATCGCACTACCAGGGGCAGCGGGGCGCCACCGTCCCCGGCGGCCGGACGGCGGACGTCCGGTGAGGGGCCCGATCCTCGCCGCCCGCGTCCTCACCCCGGACGAGCCGCCCCCGGACCGGCCCGCGGTCGTCGCGACCCACCGGGACGGCGCCCCGAACTGGACGGTGGTGTGGCGCGGCCCCCGCGGGCAGCGCCGCGAGGCCCGGTTCGGGCGGCACCGGACCGCCGTCCGGTTCGCGACCGACCTCGCGCGGCTGCCCGAGCGGAGCCGGTGATGGGGGAGCGCGCCGACTTCGACCGGACCGACCGGCCCGCGACCGCGCAACCACCGCCGATCCCGACTGGTGGGGCGTCGGTGCACGTCGCGGCCGCCGACGACGCGACCCGGTACGGCTACGTGAGCATCGCCGGGATGCTGCGGGACCGCGCCGAGTTCGGGCTCCGGAAGTACGGGACCCCGCTGACGGTGTGGAACGGGCGGGACCCGGTGTGCGACGCCGCGGAGGAGGCCGCCGACCTGGTGGCCTATCTGCGGCAGGCGATGGACGAGGGCCGCCCCGTCGGTCACCTGTACTGGCCGGTGCTCGCGATCGCCGAGCACCTGGCCCGCGCACAGGGCCAAGCGGCCAGTACCCCGCGCAAACGACCGGATGCAATTGCGGACACGCCCGCCCCCGGGTGATCTACTGCGGCCGAAACGGTTTCGTGTATCGTCCCGTCACGTCGGCAGAGGTGTCCCCGCACACCGGCCCGACCCCCGGACGAACGAACGCCCCGCGCCCCACCAGGTGCGGGGCGTTCGCCGTTTCCGCACCCCCTGACCTGCGAGAACCCCGACGGGGTGGCGCCTGCTGGCGCAACCACATGGACGACCGCGCGGCGCGTCCACCCCGCCCGTTCCGCAGCCCTGCCCGTCTCCGTCGACAACCGTCCGATGACGCCCCGGTGCGGGGGGCGTCCGGCGACAGCTCCGGAGACGCGGAGCGCCTGGCCAGCGACCCCCCGGAGAGACAACCGGCGGAGGGCGCGGCCAGGCGCTCCACCCCATCGACCTCGGCCCGCCGTTCCCCCTCGCGAACCCACGGGTTCGGCGGCGGCCACCGGGGGATCGGGTCGCCCGGCACCTGCACCAGCCGCCCGGACAAGCCGGTCGGCACTGAGTACAGACGAGCATCCGACGTTCTCGCCGGGCGACCCGCACCCCCTGCCACCGCACCCCTGACCAGGAGGAACCCCGCATGCCCGTGTCCGTCCGCTACGCTCACCCCTTCGGCGACTCGATGGCGACGCTCGTGAAGGAACACCCCACCGGGGTCCGGGTCGTCCGCACCACCTACGGCGACGTCGAGGTGCTCGACGGGTCGAACGGAGTCGTCGGCGTGTACGGGCCGGGCGCGTTCGTCACCGCCGACATCCGCTCGGAGCCGGCCGCCCCCGAGGCCATCGACGACGCCGTCCTCCGCGCCGGCCAGATCACGTTCTACGGGACCGCGGACGGATTCACCGACACCGCCGACCCGGCGGGCCCCGACGGTGACGCGGCCGCCGACGAAGACGGCGACGCCATCGTCGGTCTCGTCGACAAGCTCCTCGCCGCCGTGGAACGCCGCGCGAACCGCAACCGCAGCATCGACACCCCGGACGGCCGCGACCCCGACAGGTGCGCCACCGACTGCTGCGGCGGCTGACCCGGCCATGACCCGCCACACCGGCCGGGCCCTGGACCGGGCGGGCCGCGCCGTCATCGACGCCGGCCACTGGATCGGGACCCGCGTCCACTGGACGGCCGGGGTCCGCACCACCCACCTCGGGCTCCGCCTCCACCACACCGGCCGGTGGCTCCTCGACCGCGCGGCAGCGGCGGGGGAGCGGTGACCCCGAACGCCGTGTTCGCGCTCCGGCTGATGGGCGCCGCGCTGATGCTCATCGCTGGCCGGCAGCTGATCGTCGCCGTGCTCGGCCCGGTCCCGGACTGGGCCACCGCGGTCACCGCCGGCGCGTCGCTGTCGCTGACCGCGGCGTCGCTGACGTTCGCCGTCGCCGCCCGCCGCGACCAACCGTGAGGGGGTCGGAATGCCGTTCACCTCGGACGTTGTGACCGTGACCAGCACCAGCGGTCCGCTGTGGGTGCTGAACGAGCCCCTCGAGTACGACGGCCGCTGGCAGCACTTCACCGTCCCCACCGGGTTCGGCACCGACTTCGCGACGATCCCGCAGGTGCTGCGGTGGTTCATCGACCGGACCGGGGCGCACACCCGGGCGGCGATCCTGCACGACTGGTTGGTCACCGACGGCATCGAGACGGGCGTGGTGACGCACCGGGACGCGGATGGGATCTTCCGCCGCGTCCTCCGGGAGACCGGCACCCCGTTCGTCCGCCGCTGGATCATGTGGTGCGGCGTCCGGTACGGGTCCCTGTGGGGCGGCCGTCGTGACGGCTGGTGGCGGGATCTCCCGCTGGTCGCCGCGATCACGGTGCTCGCTGCGCCGCTGGTGGTGCCGCCGACGGTGGTCGCCGCTGCTGGGCTGGCGGTGTACCGCGTGGTCGAGGGCGGAGTGGGCATGGCGAGGCAGCTGGCCCGACCCCATCGCGGTGGGGCCGGGCCAGCGTCACGCCTCTAGGGGAGTGCCGGGTAGCCGTGCAGGACCAGCACCGCCAAGGCCAACACGATCACGATCTTCTTCCACACTCCGTTGCCGGAGTCGTCGTATGGGATGCCGCCGATGCCGCCGGGCGGCAGCAGGTTCGGCGGGATCACGATCGTGAGATTGCTGCGGACAGGATTCCACGAGGGCTGAGCCACGTGTAGGCTCCTCTTGTTCGTTGAACCATCCGGCGTATGGATTAGGGCCCGTCACCGGAGAAGGTTCATTCGGATGAGACGATGAAACTCGCGATACGAGTGCGCATCAGTAAAGCCATCATTGGCTTTGCTGGTGCGCACTGCGAGTTCCAGGTGAGAACTCTACTGCGCCCCTCCGGCTCCGCGTCATCCCCGAGGGGCTTCGCGTATGTCGGTCCAGCTCAGGGCCGTACTTCCGGGCGTGTCGCGTGGGTAGCCCGTGCAGAGCCTCGTTTTGCGAGGCCCTGTAGAACGCGGGGCGATGACCCCGTTTACACGTTCACGGACCAATCACGGGTCGGGCGGTCCGGAACCTGCTGCCACAGCATATCGTCGACTCCCGCAGTTTCCGTGCACGCCTCCTTGCTGCTGGGGTTCGCCGGTGGCCGGGTGGGCGGCATGCGGCCGCCGAGCGGCCGTCGTTCGGGGCCGGCGGGGCGTCGTGTAGCGATGAGCGGCAGGTCGCAGGTGATGGCCATCACATCATCCGGACGTGGAAGGTTGGTGACGTTGCGCTGGAGGTGGCGTGTCGTCGTGATGCGGCCCGTCCAGGGTCATCGCGAAGCAGTCAGTCGCGGCGCCAGCACGTCATAGCCGACCTACAGTCGCATCCGATAAGGCATCTTATCGGCAGTTGACCGGGTAGGATCGACGGATGCCGCACCCATCCGAACCTGTCAACAAAACTGTGGTGCCCGTCACTGCATCGGGTTCCGGGGTCGCGCCGGCGCTCTACGCCGCCGTCGACCACCACCTCGACGACCGCACTCGGCAGATGATCGCCGACTCGGTCCCCGACAACACCAGCCGCGCCTACAGGGCCGCCCGCCGCGAGTGGCTCGACTGGTGCACCGACGCCGACCGCGTCCCGATGCCCGCCACCCCGGAGACGCTCACCGAGTTCGTCCGGCACCTCATCGAACGCGACCGCGCGCCGGCCACCATCTCCAGCCGCGTCGGCGCCATCCGCACGATGCACCGACTCGCCGGACACCGTGACCAGCCCGCCATCGACGGCGCCCTCCAGCTGCTCCGCGGCTACAAGCGCACCCGCGCCCAGGCCGGCCACGGACAACGCGAGGCCCGCCCGATCACCCGCGACGACCTCGTCCGGATGGTCGGCACCCAGCCCACCGACACCTACGCTGGCCTGCGGAACCGCCTCGTGCTCGTGCTCGGGTTCGCGATGATGGCCCGCCAGTCCGAGATCGTCGGCCTCCACCTCGGCGACATCGCGACCGTCCCCGACGGACTCGAGGTCACCGTCCGCACGTCCAAGACCGACAAGGACTCCGCCGGCCGCGTCGTGCCACTGCCTCCGGCGTCCCTGCCCGCGGTCTGCCCCGTCACCGCCTACACCGCGTACCGCGCCCGGCTCGACGAGCTCGTCCCGGACGCCGCCGGCCTCGAACCGACGACACCGCTCCTGCGGTCGGTCACGAAGCACGGCGCCCCGCGCGCCGGCGCCCTACCGGTCCGGGTCGTGTGGGAGATCGTTCGCACCGCGATCACCCTCGCCGGGATCCCCGACCCCGAGGCGTACAGCCCGCACAGCCTCCGCGCCGGCGGCCTCACCGCCGCGCTCCAGGCCGGCATTCCCGTCGGGATCGCAGCACGTCACGGCGGGTGGAGCCCTACATCGCCGGTCGTCATGAAATACGCCCGCGCCGCCGATCGGTGGCGCGACAACGCGATGCGGGGCGTGCTCTGACCCTGGCCCGGTACCGCCGGAACTGTCATAAGCGGAGGGGGTGCCCCGGTTGGATGCCCCGTGTCCGCACGAGCCACGCTGCACCCGGACCGGCGAGCACTACTGCTGGCCGGAGGACTACGTCAGCATGCTCGCGCACCACGTCCGAGCCGAGGGCCTGGATCCCGTCCAGATGTGTCAGCGCTCCGGCCGGGTCGGTCTCGCCTCCCGGGTCCGGGAGTACCTCGACCAGTGGTTCGCCGGCCCGGAACCGTCGGACCCCGCTGCGACGATCCGCCGGTGAGGTACCACGCGATCACCTGCACCGACGACGAGTGCGACCCGTCCTGCGAGATCGGGGGGCCCGGCCACCCGCCGCCGGAGATCGTTCGTGCGCCGCCGGCCGGGTGATCGTGTACCCGCGGAACGGTTGGGGGCCAAGCGGATCCGCAGGTGAGGCCCTCTTGCCTAACGTGCCGTAGGCAATTTTGGGGAACCTGGTGCGAACGAGTGACAGACTCGCCGCGGCGTGCGATGAATCGGGTGAACCGGGCAGCAACCCCGTCCGCCCGACCCGCACCCCGCACCCCAGGAGTCCCGCGCGTGTCCGCACCTGCCCAGATGCCGCCCGCCCCCATCGGCCGGCACCACCTCGCCGACCCGGCGCCGCCATCGCTCGAACGCACCACCGTCGTCCCCGCGATCCCCGCCCAGCGTGTCGCGCCGCGGCTGGACCTGCCGACGGTGCGGATCGACGTCCCCACCGTGCGGCTCGCGCCGCACCGACCGGCCCCCGCCGCACCCACAGCGGCGCCGGCCCCGGCCGATGAGGTTCTGGTCCGCCCGAACCGGGCCGTCGTCGCCGCCCTGTTCGCCGTGATCGTCGCCGTCGCCGCCGGGTGGCTGTGGTGGCGCGGCGCGCCCGCCTGGTCCGTGTACGGCATCGCCGTCGGGGCTCTCCTCGGCGCGAAGCTGCTGCTGTCGCTGCTGCCGCCGACCCGGTGGGCACCGGCGCCGGCCACGACCCGGGTGTGCGTCGTCGTCCCCATCTACAACGAGGACCCCGCGATCGTGGCCCGCTCCCTCGCGTCGATCGACGCCCAAACGCACCGGCCGACGTTCGTGCGGATCATCGACGACGGCTCCCCCGACCGGGCCGCGTTCGACTACGCCCGCGAGTGGGCCGCCGCCCGCACCGGCGCCAAGGTCATCTGGCAGGAGAACGCCGGCAAGCGCGAGGCGATGGCGCAGGCGTTCCGTGAGCTCGCCGACCAGGTGGACATCTTCGTGTGCGTCGACTCGGACACGGTGCTCGAACCGTCGGCGATCCGCGAGGGCCTCGCCCCGTTCAACGACCCGCGCACCGCCGCCGTCACCGGCACCGTGGTCGCGCTCAACCAGGACAAGGGGCTCCTCCCCCGCCTCCTGGACCTCCGCTACGTCAACGCGTTCCTGTACGAGCGGGCCGCCTACAGCCGGCTCGGGTCGGTGCTGTGCGTGTGCGGGTCGCTGGCGTTCTGGCGGGCCGACATCATCCGGGAACGGCTCCCCGAGTTCGTCGGGCAGCAGTTCCTCGGCGAAACCTGCTCGTACGGCGACGACCGGCACCTCACGAACCTGTCGCTGCTCCACGGCCGCGTCGTCATCGCACACCGCGCCGTTGCCCGCACCGCCGTCCCCGAGAAGGGCGGCCACCTCATCCGGCAGCAGGTCCGGTGGGGCCGCTCGTTCTTCCGGGAGTCGCTGTTCGCGCTGACCCGGTTCTCGCCGCGCCGGTGGCCGTGGTGGCTATCGCTGGTCGAGACCGTGTCGTGGGCCGGGTTCACCACCGGCCTGATCCTGACCCTGTTCATCCTCCCGGCGATCACCGGTGAGGCCCACTGGGTCGACTACCTGGTGTGGGTCGTCCTCGCCGGTTACGCACGCTCCGTGCACGTGTTCTCGGTGCGCCGCAACGGGGTGTCCCGCTGGTCGCAGGCGGGGATCTTCCTGATGGCGCCCCTGTACGGGATGATCCACGTCCTCGCGCTGCTCCCGCTGCGGCTGTGGTCGCTGGCGACGCTGCGTTCGACGTCGTGGGGTACCCGCGCCGCCGGTGTCGAGGTCCGCGCCGCCGACACCACCACCTGACCACCGGGGCACCCGCCCCACCGAGCCCCCGCACCGGCCACCGCCGGGACGGGGGCTCCGTCATGCCCGGGGGTGCACGCCGTGGACCGCCGACACAGGATCCGGCCGCTCGCGTCCCGGTCACTGGTGTGGCGCGACGACGACAACGGCTGGTGGAAGTGGTCGTGCGGCCGCCGCCCGTGCACCGCCGGCGGCGCCGACCGGTCCCGCCCCGCCGCGCAGGAACGCCTCGACGACCACCTGGCCGGGCACGAGCGGTTCGGCTTCCGCCCCGGGGGGTGACGGCATGGTGCTCCAGCTCGCGTCCCGCCTGGACGTCCTGATCGCGATCTGCGTGGCCGTCGCCGTCGGGGTGATCGTCGGGATCCCGATCGGCACCTGGATCCAGTCGATCACCCGGCCGTGGTGTTGCGACGGATGCGCCGCCGCCCTCGCCGCACGCCGCCGCTTCCCCGCACCGCGCCGCAAGGAGGCCTCGCACCCATGACCGCCGAGCGTCCCGCCGACGGGATCGCCGCCCTCGGTGAGATCGTCGCCGCCCCCACGGGGAAGCTGCGGCTCGCCGACGACAACCCGCGCCGCATCCCGCCCGCCGCGATCGACGCGGTAGCCCGATCCCTGGCCCGGTTCGGGTGGCAGCAGCCGATCGTCGTCGACCCGAACTACGAGGTGCTGGCCGGGCACACCCGCTTGCAGGCCGCCCGGAAGCTCGGACTCGGGTCGGTGCCCGTGGTGATCGCCGACGGGCTCACCGACGATGAGGCGCGGGCGTTCCGGATCGCCGACAACCGGACGCACGACTACTCGACGTGGGACATGCCGATCCTCGTCGACCAGCTCGACGAGCTCGCGGACGACTTCTCCGAGGTGCTCGGTCTGGCCGACTGGCAGGCGCTCGTCGACTCGTTGGACGACGGCGGGGACCTGAACGTCCCGGACGGCCCGGCCGACGACACCGACACCGGGGACGGTCCCGACGACGACCTCGATGATGACGACGCCGACGACACCGACCTTGACCTCGGTGGGCTCGCGAAGACCCAGGGCGGGTTCGAGATCGTCGTCTGCTTCCACAGCAAGGAACAGGCCGACGCCGCCGGACCGGTGATCCTCGACCTGGACGGTGCCTACGATGTTCGTTACAAGCGCTGAGCAGCGCGGAGGGTTGTTCGTCGCCGTCGTCACCGGTGGCCGCCCGATGGTCAAGCAGCGGCCCGTCGCGAACCTGCTGCCGGCGCTGGAGGCGGCCGGGGTGCACTCGATCGCGTGGGTCGTGTCCGATGCCGACGCCCCCGGTTACGAGGCGGACCGATACCCGATGGCCGTGTACCCCCGCGAGTGGGCCGTCGAGTACGCCGGCGACCATTGGATGCTGCCCGGCCGGCCAGGTCCGGATGACTTCCTGGGGGCGTTCCCCGGCCGGGAGTGGGCGTGCCGGGAGGCCGAGCGTCGCGGCTGCTGGGGTGTGCTCCAGCTCGACGACAACATCAACGGGCTCGGGTTCGTCCGCTACTCGGGGTTCTCGAAGAGGTTCGTCCAGGACCAGAACGGCGGGCTCGGGCTGTTCGCTGACGTGCTGTCGGCGGTGACGCTGTCGACGAATGCCCGCACCTGCGGTGCGCAGGTCGGATCCGTGGATCCGGACTCCAGCCTTCGGAAGGTCGCCCGTGCCGGGTTCCCGTACTCGCTGTTCGTGGAGCAGGTCGGCCCCGGCCGCGAGGAGTGGTTCGGCCCGTTCGAGGACGACATCACGCACAGCTTCCAGTACGGCGGCCGCCACGACGGCGTCACGGCCGGCGTGGTGCCGATCCTCCAGTACTCGAAGGAAACGACCAGCAAGACCGGGATGCGGAAGAAGTACAACCACACCCGATCCGTGCAGCTCCAACGGATCTTCCCCGAGGGCGCCCGGATCTCGCTGCGGAAGACGCACTCCAACGGGCAGGGCAACGCCCGGGTGTTCCACACCATGCCGCCCGGCGCGATCCGGAACAAGCTACGCGTGACGGACCCGGCCCTGTTCGGGCAGGTCAAGCGCCGCATCGAACGGTTGGCGGCCGACTACTTCGCCGGGGACGCGCTCGCGAAACGGGACAAGGTGCTGGAGCGCGCCGGGAAGGGGACGACGTGACCGACACCGAGGTCACCTTCCGGGAGGTCGCGTGGGTGCCGGTCGAGCAGCTGCGGCGGTTCCCGGGGAACGCGAACCACGGCGACGTCCCCGCCATCCGCGAAAGCCTCCGCCGCACCGGCCAGTACCGGGCGCTGATCGTGCGCCGCGACCCCGACGACGGCACGCTGACGGTGCTGGCGGGAAACAACACCCTGGACGCGCTCCGCGCCGAAGGGGTCCCGCGGGCCCGGGTCGAGATCCACGAGTGCGACGACCACACCGCGCTCCGGATCAACGTCGCCGACAACAAGATCGCCCGCGCCGCGGTCGTCGACGACGACGCGCTCCTCGAGCAGCTGTCGTACCTGGACGGCGACTACACCGGTTCCGGGTTCACACAGGGCGAGATCAACCACCTCCTCGGGGAGGGCGGGTTCGCCGACGACCTCGACCACGAAACGGCCGGCGTCGACGCATCAGGCCTGCTCGACGACGACGCCACCGCCGACCCCGACGACGGTGGCGACACCACCGGGGCCGGCTCGGACCGGGCGGCCGGGCCGGACACCGATCCCGGCTCGCCCACCGGTGACACCCCGGACGACGACCCCGAACCCGACGGTGACGGTGACGACGAGTCCCCCGAGCGGATCCGCGTCCTGCAACTGATCATGCCCGCCCACCACTACCCGCACGCCGCGGACGGCCTGACCGAGCTCGCCGACCGGTACGGGGTCGACACCCGGGCGGCCGCGCTCACGCGGCTGGTGACCGACGCCCTCGGGGTGGAACCGCCCGACGCACCGTGACCTGATCCCGGACGGAGGTGTGACCCCCTCCGATGGGACGAGGTGAGCAGCGGGCCAGCCCCCGCCGGATCGACGCCGCCGAGCGCCGCCGGAAGGCGCTCCAGCTGAAACTCGCGGGCGCGACGTACGAGCAGATCGCCCGCACCCCGATCGAACCCGGGTCGACACAGACGCTCTACAGCTCCCGGAAACGCGCCCACGAGGCCGTGAAGAAGGAGCTCGACGAGCTCGCCGTCGAAACGAAGGACACCGCCGAGCAGCTCCGCGCGATGGAGCTGGCCCGGCTGGAGTCCATGCAGGTCGCGTTGTGGCCGTCGACCCGCCCCACGAAGGCCGTCACCTGCGAGGGGTGCGGCACGACGATGTGGCGGGAACCGTCGCTGGAGGCGATCGACCGGGTCATCAAGATCCTGGAGCGTCGCGCGAAGTACCTCGGCCTCGACGCCGGCGGCCGCGCCGACCAGACGTCCGGGTCCGACACCACGAAGTCGATGCTCGAGTCCGCCGCCAAGGGCCTCGCCCAGGTGTACGACGCGATCAAGGCCGAGGAGGCGGCGAACGGCGACGTCGGTGACCCCATCGACCCGCAACCCGGGGACGACCAGTGACGGCGGCGGCGCTGCCGATCACGGCGACGTCGCGGCTGATCGACGAGTTCCCCCTGACCCGCAAGCAGGTCAAGTCCGTCATCGAGTGCCAGCACGTGCGGATCGCGGCGTGGACGGGCGCGGTCCGGTCGGGCAAGACGATCGGGTCGATCGTGGCGTTCCTGCTGCGGCTGATGGACGCCCCCTCCAACGGGTTGATCATCATCGCCGGTAAGACGCTGTCCACGATCGAACGCAACATCATCGAACCGATGCAGGACCCCGCCCTGTTCGGGGCCCTCGCGAACGACGTGAAGCACTCCCGCGGGTCCACGGTCGCGGTCATCCTCGGGCGGACGGTCCACCTCCTCGGAGCCGCCGACGCCCGGTCGGAGAACAAGCTCCGCGGCCTGACCGCGTACCTCATCCTGATCGACGAGGCGACGCTGATCCCGCAGGAGTTCTTCGACCAGGCCCTCGCCCGACTGTCGGTCAAGGGCGCCCAGCTGATGTTCACGACGAACCCGGCCGGGCCGCGGCACTGGCTCCGCCAGAAGTACCTCCTCGGCGCCCGGGAACGCGGGATCCGGTTGGGGCACTGGCACTTCACGATCGACGACAACACGAAGCTCGACCCCGAGTACGTGCGGTCGTTGAAGGCCGAGATGACCGGGGTGTTCTACCAGCGGAACATCCTCGGGCACTGGGTCGCCGCCGAAGGCGCCGTGTACGGCATGTGGGACGAGGACAAGCACCTCATCCGCGACGCGCTGCCGCCGATCATGATGCTGCCCGGGGTCGGGATCGACCACGGCACGGTGAACCCGTTCTCCGCGATCATGATCGGGTTGACCCGGCCGTACGAGCAGGTCGGGCCGAAACTCGTCGCGACCCGCGAGTACCGGCACGACCCCGGCGAACAGATGCGGCAGCTGTCCGACGTGCACCTGTCCGCGGAGCTGCGCCGGTGGATCGGGGCCGACCGGCCCGAGTGGATCGCCGTCGACCCGTCCGCGGCCGGGTTCAAGCGGCAACTGTTCGACGACGGCCTCACGAACGTCGTCAACGCCGACAACGCCGTCATGGACGGCATCCGCCTCGTGCAGTCGCTCCTCGCGACCGGCCGGCTCCTGGTGCACGCCTCGTGCCACGGCCTGATCGACGAGATCGGCGGCTACTCGTGGGACCCCGCCGCGCAGGCCCGCGGCCACGACCAGCCGTTGAAGGTCGACGACCACTCGGTCGACGCCCTCCGCTACGGGATCAACACGACCCGGCAGCTGTGGCAGCAGTACATCCCCACCGTGTCCACCCCGGCCGTCGAGGCCGCCGCCGCTGCCTGACGGCGGCCCCGCACACCCCGGAGGTACCCGGTGGTCCAGTACCACTCACTCCCCCACCCGGACCCGCACGGCATCCACACCGGCGGCATGATCGCGCTGCTCCCGGACCGGGACGACGCCGCGATGCTCGCGCACCCCGCCGGGGACGACCCGGCCGGGCTGCACGTGACGCTGGCCTACCTCGGTGACGACGTCACCCGCTGGCCGGCGCCGGCGCACCAGGCCGTCCGCGAGGTCGCACAGCACCTGATGACCGGCAACCTGCCGGTCCCGATGTACGGGCGGGCGTTCGCGCACGCCACGTTCAACCCCGACCACGGGCCCGACGGTGACCGCGACCCGTGCGCCGTCTACCTGATCGGCGACACCCCGCACCTGCCGCTGCTGCGGGACCGCGTCCTCGGCCTGGCCGGCGCCTACCTCGCGTCGGCCGGCGTGACCCTCCCCGAGCAGCACGAACCGTTCGTGCCGCACCTGACCGCCGGGTACGGGCTCACCGCGGGGTCGCTGTCCTACACCGGCCCGGTCCGATTCGACCGGCTCGTGCTCGCCCTCGGACCGGACTGGGTCGAGGTCACCCCCTGACCGGTCGCTGACCCGCTCCCCCACCGCATCCAGGAGACCCCCGTGCCGTACACC